GAAACAACTATGAGGTATAAAAATGAAAATATATAATACGAGAGGAGTTACCAACTTTATCGGTAAGCTTTGTTATATTGCTGAGAACCTTAAGATCGAATTAGATTTTAGTAAGGTAAGCGGTAATTGTTATAGAGTAAAATTAAATCTGGGACCTGAGAAAAAGTATCAAAGGCTTGGATTTATGAGAAAGAAAGACGGCTCAAGATCAAAAGTAAATGCCGTCTGTTGGCATGGTTACAGAGACTTTTTAAAAGAACTGTATTTAATCTCAGGAACTTTTAGAGTTGTAACAGCTCAAGCAACTTATAATAATATTGAGGATTTTTATAATAAGTTTGAGAGTACCGGGAATAATAATATCGGTTCAATGGTTGACCCTTTACCATATAGGAAGGCTTGCAACTGTGAACGTAATAACTCAGTTACTGTAACTCATAAAGAGCTAGCCGCAAATAACTATAATCTTGATCCTAAATTTTGGATTAATAAAAAAAATGAGGAGCTAATTAAATGAAACACTTACTTTGTTTATTGCTTGGCTTTGCTTCAGCCTTTTTAGGTTTTATCTTAGCAATCCATTTTGATTTTGTTGTAGGTTTATTAATAACTTTTGGCGGGGTTATGGCTATGAGTTATGGCTTACCTAATTGGCTAAACGAGGGGGAATAATGAAAACAGAAGAGCAATTAGAATTAGATGATTTAAAAAACAAAGATGAATTAATAGATGAGATACAAGCAATATGTAAAGCTAACAAAGATAATGATTATTGTTGTACTTATCAATTAAAAGATATGATTGAAAAAACTTTTAAAATGTGGGGGTATTAATGAACTCAAAAGATAAAGCAATTAAGAAATACGAAAAAAGATTCCATAAATTTATGTCTAAGTTTCAAAAGGATTTAGAGACAGACAAGGTTTTAAAATCCGAGGTAAAAGAATGGAATGTTTTTGCTGGTATGTGTGTAATGATGGTAAGAGAAATACAAAGCTATTTAAAAAGTTGCAAAAAATGAGTGCTGGCTTTGGTGTATTAATGTTCTTTTATTCTATGGGTTGCCTTCTTATTGGCGCATTTATAGCTTACAAAATAATAAATAGAAAGACAGACGAGGAAAAATCAACAAGCGAGGAATAATGACACAACGAGATGACGGACACGACTATAGAGATAGTAAAAATAAGGCGCAGGCGTATGAGCGTAAGAAAAAAGAAAAATTACTAAAAGAATTTGAAGAGTGGTTAGACACTTGTCCAGTAGATTGGTACGAAGTGGGACATCCAAGTTCAGATATTGTTTGCGTAAATTTTTTACCCGATGTTTTTAACAAACACATTTATCAAAAAGGATAAACAATGAAAGGTAAACAATTAAATAAATATAATAAATGGTGCAAGATGGTTAAATTTTTAATTAAAGAATTTAACAAAATATCAAATAAAAAAAAAGGTTTTATAAGTATAATTGATATTTGGGACACAGAGTTTAAGTTAGAAAAAAAGTTTAATGTAAGATCAAAAACTTCTCAAAAATTATCATCTAAAGTTATGCTTATGAAAAAAAATGGCGGATATATTATTTATGAATAAAAAAATAAACTTTGAAAGGGGGTACATATCAAATGAATAAAATAGTTTTAATTATTTTATTAGCTTTGACAATGACCGCATGCGCTAACAAGAAGGTAATGGTTGGCAAAAAGTGTGCAATAGATGATGATATAGCTGGCTATGAAAATACAAAAACAGTTACCTCATCATGGATTTGGTTTGTTGAAAAAGATACAGATTGGTCTGATGTAATCAATAAAGAAAATTGTATTGATTAAATGGCTGAGTTAAAAATTAAGACCCTGTGCTATTGGATTTTAGCTCGGGGTCTTTTATATCGTCAACTAATGTTGCGTCTAAGTCAACGAGATCAGGAGTATCTGTCCAAGATACAGAAATTTTCTGATCTATATTCTGTTTTATTGGCTTGTTATCAGAATAAAGATCGGTTAGCTTCCCAGCTAGGTATTGAATAAACTTTGTTTTTTCTCTGATCCATAGTATTTGATTTGGATTTTCAACCTCTTGGTATTGGAATATTTGTAACAGTTTATCTATTAATGTTTGAATACCAATCTTACGAGCTTCAACTATCTTATCGTTGAGGTCTTTGTTTTTCTTTAAGATGCTGTAAAACTTTTGTAAGCTCATCGGTGAGACAGGAAGGTTTTTGTCTTGCACTATTTCTGTAAGGGTCTTTCCGTCTACTAAGTTGCTTATAATAATATCTTGATTTTTTATTAGTTCCAATTCTAGGTTTGACTTTGTTGTTGTAGTAGTCTCTAATTTCTTGGATTGATTTGTCTCTAAACTGTCTGAGCTTTGAGAGTTGTTTGATTCTTGTTTCATCTGTATAGTTTGGTTGATTGAAACCTTTTATATTATTTCCGCCATGAAACCTACATAAATATTTTCCATTGGCTGTTAAATATCCTTTTGCTAAACAAGGTCTTTTACTTCTTCTTGTTAGACCTTGACAGAAAACTTTTCGTTGCTTGAACCCTGCCATATTCTTTCTTATTCTTTGCTACCTTATTCTTATAAAAATAATTAGTTTTCTTTCGCACATTATCCACTATTTTAGGATCAATACTTATATAAGTTTTTTTTTTATCCTCTTGTATTTCAAGAGCCTTCTTACAAAGGTATGGGTTGTCATTATTATCAATAGCTTTCTTAAGCTGTTCAGGGGGGTATTCATACGCTATTTGTTCTATAATATGGTTCGTATCGCTACCACCTTCTGCAAGAACTCTTATAAAGTTACTAATGCTAGTTTTATATGATAGTTCTTCTAATAGTGACCTATCAGAAACACCGGTGTTCCAATTTGAAACATTAGTGTTTCGTTTTGAAACATCATCTCTAAAACCTACAATATACTTAGCATTTATTGTGTATAATAGTGTAGATTTGAGTCTTTTTTTATGTATAATACCCGCTTTTTCTAAAAGTTTTGTGGTCCTGTATACAGTAGTGCGAGATAAACCAGACATATTAGCAATGGTAGCTTTGCGTGGATAGCAAGTCAGGGTTTTAGAGTTTGCAAACTTGAGTAAACATATAAATACAAGGAAGGCGTTGGCTCGTTGCTTGTTTGGAATAGTTCTAAACTGTGAGTCCTCAAACAGACTAAACTTTACCCTGATATGTGGCTCATATTTATGTTGCATTTTTGCAACACTTTCTATGTTCGTCATGTAGTGAATATAAATAAGCTAGCCATTGGTCTTGGCTCATGTGGTAAATCGCACTCACAGGCTCTGTGATGCGCTTAATTCTAAATTTCATATCAACCCCTTGGGGAGTGTAAAAAACTAAAAATCCGGGTACTCCTAGTGCCTCTGCGACCCTCTTTGTGAGGGTAGTAGCCTTGTAAACTTGACCTTTGTCATAGCATGTCTCTTTTACAGCTAATGGTTGATAGCACTTAGGACATACCTCTATGAAATCTATATCAATTCCAGCTAAATCAGGGAAGCGTCTATGCCAATCATTATAACTGCCATTACTAAATGCGTAGGTCCATCGTGCCATTAGTTATTTTTTTTGTTTGTTTTTTAATACCAAAATAATGTTGTCTTTCAATTCAATATCTTTTTCTAAAGCAAGAATAATACCAGATTGTTTTTCGATATATCTTTTTTGTCTTTGTATCTCTTTCTTAGCTTCTTTTAATTTAGATGATAGCTGCGCATCTTCAAACATACCAGTATAGGTCATTGTAGTTTCTCAATCTTTTTAACAACTCCTCTAGGGTAAACAGTTATATTACCAACTGTAAGCTCACCATCATCATCGAAACTATGAGATGCAAAGATGATTACTCTTCTTGAATCTTTGAATAAAAGATAACCAGTATCTTCACACCAAGAATAGACTTGATCTTTTGCTTTATTTAAAGTCATCCATTCCGGGTTCGATACAATATCTTGCCAGTATATTTTGACTCTTTTGTATTTAAACTTTTTTATTTTTTTCCCAGTACTCTTCATAAAAATCATTTGGTTGAACTTCATTGTTCGTGCCATTTTTTATCTTCAACATAAAATCTGGGTGAGGTATACGATCACCTTTGGCATAACGAATAATGTTTGTTGCTGGGTTAAAATTATGTATCTTCAAAACATTTGCTGTTTCTGAATAACTATAACCTTTCTTTTTTATCCAATCTTTTAGTCTCATAAATCCTTTCGGTTGCCTTGTTATAGCCATATTGGCAAGTTAAATCAATAAAAAAAAACACTAGACAAACTGGTATATAATGAACTATAAGGAGTAAAACAACTATGAAAAAACCAAACGAAATATTTAAGCTCTTATCAGGTGGCGAAGGCTTAGATCATTTTAGTTTTTCTCAGCTCTCCAAAAGATACAAACCTATCTCAATGTGGATAGTAGATTATTTTTGTAGAAAACAGGACCAAAGAAGGAAGGACAAGAAGAGATATAAACTTGGCTTTGGTAGCTGTGCTAATAACGTAGCGCAAAATTTAATTGGTAAGTATTATTTTGAGGGAGCTGATAGAAAAGAAATAAAAGAAAGAGATTACAAAAAAGTATTTCAATTTGAATATAATAAATATCTTAAAGAACCATACGATAATAACGATAAAAAAATAAGAGAACAAATAGATCAACATATACATGATACAATCACAAACATATTAACTGCTGTTAAAAATATATTTCAAGATAAAGAGCTTACATGTGAAAGGTATGTAAGTATGATACTTGAAGATTTAGTTATAGGTATAACTGGTCGTATAGATTTTGAAACCGATGATGATTTTGCTGAGTGTAAAACAAAACCACCTACTGCAAAATTTATAAAAGGTGATTTAAAAATATATACTCAAACACTACCAAAAGAACCAGATGAAGAGAACATACCTCAAGTTGCCTTTTATAAAAAAGCTAGCAACAAGACTCCATTTTTATTTTACGCAAACGATAAAGACTTTATTATTTTTGATGACACACATGAAAAACTATCAAAGGATTATTTAGATTATAACTTAGACCAAATGATTAAGAAGGCTAAGACTATACAAAGATTACTTTTATTAAGTAATGGTGATCCAATGCGTATGGCTGAGTTAGTTGAAAGACCTGATACTACACATTGGACCATGAATGATGCGAGTAAAGAACAACTACAAATAATTAAAAAATTGTGGGGATAACTAACAACAAACAAAAAGGAGAAACATGTCTTGGTTAATATACAAAGGAAAAGTAATAGGCACTTATACTTTTATTTATGCACAAAAAGTATGGGGTTTGTTACCATTTTAAATAAATGAAAAAAACAACTAAAGGAATACTATGGAACATTTAAAATTAAGAATAGCAAAAGTAGTAGATAAGTGCAAAGAAGATGGAACTTACATGGACCCAGAGACAGGTAAAAGTTGCATCAAAGCTGCAAGTAAAATCAAATATTTTATTGAAGAGTTTGTAGGCGAGATAGGTATAAAAACTAGCATCAAATCTTTTGATGATTTTTATGTCGGCTACACAGAAATAAAAGATAAAGATGGTTTAATACTATCAACAGGACATGCTAAAGTTTTCAGAAACAAACCCAATTCATTTGAGTGTGCTGAAACTTTTAGCTTATCAAGAGCTTTATCTTTCTTTGGTGTAATGGATAATAACATTACTTCAAAAGAAGAGTATGACCACATAGGCATACCTTTAAAAGAAAGAGGAAGTGCTGATGTAATTGAACATCCTAACTCTGTATCGGGAATGACTTATATAGCATCTCTCGCAAAAGTTAAGTTGTTGGGTACACCAGTAGAACACATCATTGAACTTATATCAAAAGCAAAACATCCAACGAGGTTGCATTACATTAAAAATGTTTCCTTTGCGGAAGAGTTCAATGTTGCATTAACAAGACATCCTGCGGTTTATAGAGATTTGATGGATCGTTATGACGTTAGGATGTTACAACTTAACAATCAAGGAGCAAAAAAAAATGGGTGATAAAATATATATTAAACTCATACCAAACGAGAAAAGAACTGCACCTAATCAACCAAGTTATGTTGCACCGCCAAACTTAAAAAGACCAGATAAGAACTGGACTATTGGCGTTGAGATAAATGGTAAATGGTACAGCCAAGCTGGTTTTGACGAATTAGCTGAGAATGGTGAACCGACAGGTGGTTTGACAATTTGTTTAACACCAAATGAAAAATCTCCCTCTCAAGGTTCAGGAGGTGGAGGAACACCAAAATTTGCATACAAAAAACCTTATGCAAAACCGGGTTCTTATGCTAAATAACAAGAACATAAGTTGTAATTATTTATAAGACTTATGTCTGATGAGGCGGAGTTTTTGAGTCATCCTTTCGGCTCTCTTTTTAGTTGTTTTCTCTGCCTCATCCCCTGATTTATGACAACAATAGACCTCAACGAAGAAAAAATAAAAAAAATTATGGCAGATCGCCAAAAAGATTATGGTGATTATGATGAGAATTTCAGATTACTTGCAATAATATTTAATGTTATTTTGCATGATATTTTAAAAGATGATATACAACCACATCAAGTTGCACAACTTATGATGGGGTTAAAATTATTTAGGACTACAAAAAAATTTAAGAGTGATAACTATGATGACTTGGAAATCTATACAAAAATGGCTAAAAACCTACATAAAAAAACTATAGACAAAAAGGATAAAGATGACTAATTATATAAGAATTAAATCTGGCGAAGCAAATTTTATTTTGTCTGAAAGATTTGAGAGTGTTGAAAAGGCTGCTGATCCCAACGCACAGGGAGAGTTAGTAGAATGTGAAGTTACTGGACTAAAGATAGACTTCACTAAAGTGAAAAAGGAGAAGGATGGACAAGTTACGACAACGACTCCAAAAACTCAGGGACTTGCAAGCAAAGAAACATAGCAAGTTTCTTGAGACTCAAGATAAAGCTAAGAAGTATAAGAAAGATAGCTTTAGATTGATTTGGAAGATTGAAAGAACTAAAGAAATGTTGATGCGATAAGCATTAAAATTATAAAAAAAACAACAAAGACCGAGGGGATTCTATGGCTCTATTAAAAACAATTTGCAAAAAACATATCAAAGATAAAGGCAACAATTATTTTATCTATGTTCATAAAAAGGCATGGTATCTATTTACAGATGCTGAACAAAAATTATATGAAGATGGTTTTATAAATGGTTACAAACAAGCTCAACAAAATAAAAAGAAAGGTATTAAACTAGCAGAGCAAAAACCAGTAAGTAAATATAGTTGGGTTAATAGACAAATTGTTTATCAATTTTCAAAGCCAAAACAAGATATACTTAATTCTATAATTAACAAAGTTTGTATAAGATATGAAGTAAGTAAAAAAGATTTACTTGGTAAAGTAAGATCAAGAGATGTAGTTAGATCAAGAAACATCTGTCAAAATATTTTATATGATAAATATAAAATGAGCTTATCAAGTATTGGAAAAATATTTGGTCAAGACCACACCACAGTAAACTATGCTATACAAATGAAACTACAACAAAAATATTATTGGGATCCTGCTCAAACTATTTGGGGTGAGTATGATGAACTAATTAAGTTCTAGCGTAGTTAGGTCTTTTACCTTTTCTTGGTCGTCTCTCAGCAGTTTTTTTTCTTGATACAGCAGCACGTCTTTGTGCAGGTGTCATGGCTCTAGCTTTTGCAGCAGGTACACATTTAGGATAGTTACGTCTTTTTTCTCCTTTGCTCCTACCACACTTGGGAAAGCCACCACCTTTCTTTGGATTAGCAATGTCTACCCAATTAGCTCTTACCCATGAACGTAAACCTTTAGACATTATCCATTTGTTTCCTTATGTTTTTTTTCTCTTAGTACGTTTAGGTTTTATTCTACCGCTACATACACCAGCAGCATACATGTTAGCATAAGCGCTGGGGTATACCTTAAATTTTCTTTTAGCAGCAGCTTTACCTTTTGCACAAAGTTTAGCCATATCTTTTCTTTTTACCTTTTCTTAACTTTGCAAAGTCAGCTCTTGTAATTTTATCTCTAGGTTCAGCAACTCGAGCTATCTTCATTTGTTTCTTAGTATATTTTTTTTTACCTTTACCCGGCATTATCTTTTACTCGTTTTCATTTTTGTTTTATTTTTTTTCTTATCCATTTTCTTTTTTTTACCCATTGGTTTCTTCATTTTTTTTCCATAGTGTCCCGGCATTGTGCCTCCTTTTTTGTATGACAGTATTTATCAAAACAACTTCCATCACGACCATCGTGGCAAAAGTGTTTCTTCTCTCCATTTATAATCCATCCACCCTCGTTATTCAACAATTCTTTTTCACACATATTACAATACCCACAAACAAAAATTCTATCTTTGGTTTTATTCCAAGTTTTTCTTACCATTTTTTACAGGACCAATAACGTGCTGTAAATTTATCTGTTGCTGTATTACATCTATGTCTTGCTCTAAAACTTTTTCTAGCTGCTGGATTTGATTTACGAATTTTCATATTGGCATCTCCATACCTAATAATTTTTGATTTGCCACCTTTACATGCTTTGACTACAAATTTTTTACCACCTTGAACTTGTCGTTTAGGTGTGTTGCATTTCATTTTTGATTTATCTATTGCCATATTAATCTATAATCTTTGTAATTTTTTTTTGACCCATATATATCTCTGTTTGTGCTTTAACTTTTTTACATTCAAATCTAACACGTTGTGGATTTACTTCACGCAGAGCTATGCGCTTTGATTTGAGACATGCAGATAAAGTATCTTTATAAGTAAATTCTACTCTCTCATTATTTAGAAACATTATTAGTGCTATAACTATTTCCATTTTCTCTTACCTTATCTTTTAATTTTTCAACATCATCACGCAATCTTTCAATATCTTTTATCATTCTTTGAATGTTTACGCCATTGTGCATCATCTCATCTACACGCACTATAGTCTTTTCCAAATCAGATGCTAGTGATTCTTGAATCAAAAATTGCTCCTGATCTACTGGCTTCTGATCGGAAGCCTTGAGCAGGTCAGATTGCATAAGCTCACGACTTGTTTCAAGAGACGTAAGTCTAGCAGTAAGTTCTGTGTAACCGATTACGCCAGCGATAATTCCAGCAATAATAGCCAACATGTTTTTAATTGGCATGCTTACTGATGTGCTTTCGCTGATTTTCATTACAATATAGTTGCTATAACAATAACTAAAATAATTATACCTGATACAACTTTATGGTCAGACCAAAAATGTTTTATCACTTCTTTTATTTTATCCATAATATTATCTCCTTGATTTGATATACCATGTTTTTATTTACATTCCACCTCTGTTTTTACGTTTGTAGGAACGCTTTTTATGCTTATTCATACTACTCATTTTAACTCTACCACCACCTATGCTAGTTCTTTTTGGTATTCTTTCGTGAGGTATTTTTTCTACGTTGAACTTTTTTCTTGCCATATCCTTGTTGAGATAAGTGTGTTACCTTTTTACTGTATTGTTGTACGAATATTTTTTTAACCATATATCCTTTTGTTTTAATCCTTTCTCATCCTGTTTAGTTTTTGTTTTATGATCTATTTTAGTTATATCAATTACTTCAACTAAAGCATATCTATAAATTTTGGTATCAGAATTTTTCCATTGAAAATGTAGTAAATGTTTAGGTTGTTCATAGTTAGATAATAAAGAGGGATCAAAGGCAGCTAGTGTCATTTTTTAAATTTTTTATTGGACAATAAATTAGTAACAGATATTCCATAGTTGCCACCCACTACAATAAAAATTAAATATAAATAAACTTCTGGTATATTTTTGAGTTGTTCAAAATAAAACTCTACTTTTTTTAACATAGCCATATCACCATAGAATGTAGCATAAGCAAGTATACCTAGTGGTGCTAATATAAATGCACCTAATACTAAATCTAGTATTAATGATCCATTTCTTTTTGCTCTTTCATTACCAGTTTGCATTTCTTGTAAAGCAATTTGATGTTTGCGTTCACTCTTCTCTGCTCGTCTAGTCATAAAAGTTCCTACAGCTTTAGAGCCTATTTTAAATAATATATTGTATGGCAGCATATTAGTTATTTAATCCACATATATAATTTCAACCTTTAATTTTTTCTGTATATCACTTTTAGGTCTATTTATCAATGATCCAACTGTGTTCCTTTTATATCCATCTTTAGCCATAAAATCTTTTTTTCTAGTGTTTTTTGATTTTACATCATAGGCTTTATACTCACCTGTTTTAATATTTAGAGTTATAATATCAATAGGACCAAGACCTCCTAATGGTGTGAAAACTAAAATGTTTGGGTCTTTGGCAAATTTAAGTTGTGCTGTTATTTCGCTAGTTAGTCCTGCTATCGTTGAGGAGTGCCTAACCATTCCATTTAAAGTAGCCTAGCAAAGCTCCTGCTAGTCCACCTAATATAATTAATAAGTTGATTGCTCCTTTCCCTTTTGATACGTCTGTTCTTAGTTGTTTTATTTCTAATCTCATTTCATCTATTGCTTTGAATAGTGTTTTCATTCGTTCTGCGCAAACTTTCTCATGTGTTGAAAGTCTAACTCCAGCCGATAACTCCCCATAATCTTTACTTGTAACTTTCTTTTTTTTACGCATTGACTCCCTCTACTAAATATTCTTTGCAATAAAATTTTATATATATCTCGTATTCATTTACATCATCAGGTCCTATCTCTATTATTTTAGAACTTGATTCTTTATAACCAGCTATCATACATGAATAAACATCATCATACAATCTATCATCTAAAGGGATTGGTTCTAAGCAAGAAGTAGCAACACCGCTACAAAGGATCATACTTAATATGAACTTCATAATTATTGTTAGATTTCAACCCAAGTTTGGGTATCTTCATTCCATAAATAAATTTTTCCATCATCAGGATAAGGTGTTGGTGATTCCCAATTACAAGTATCTTCATTTAAAGTCCAACTTTCATGTGGTTTTGGAGGAATAAAAGCATCTCTTTCTTCATCATAAGTATAACCTATTCCAGCAAAATTTTTTCTAAAACTACTATTGTAAGATGTTTGTTTCCATATAGACCAACCTGTTAATTTAGTTAAAAAATCTACTCCAATTACTTCTTGTTCTATTCCATCTGCATCTAATAATTCATTATTATTAATTGAAAGAACTTCCATTACTTTATTATTTAATCCTATTTTTGAAAAATATGCCATTATGCTGTGTAACTCCCCGATCCTGTAAATGTTAAAACTGTTTTACCACTAACTCCTGTAGCAACTGTTGGACTACCAGATGTTGTACCAGAATAATCTGCGTCTAACATACTTAATATAACAACTCCTGATCCTCCAGCTCCACCAGCGACTGCATTGTTTCCTGAAGCTCCACCACCGCCAGAACCAGTATTTGCTGTTCCAGCACCGGGTGTATTACCAGATCCACCTCCAGCACCGCCACCTCCAGCTCCGCCAGCACCTGATGGTCCACCGCCATCTGAATAACATGATCCTCCTCCGCCACCAGCACGAGTAACTGCTGAACCTGTAATAGAAGATGATGCACCAGCACCACCAACACCACCAGCAGAAGATGATCCATCTCCACCAGCCGCACCAGCACCGCCTCCGCCTCCAGTTGCATAATTTGGTCCACCGCCACTTACTGAATATGCGTCTCCTCCGTCATTACCTTGACTTGGAGTTGTGCTTGGAGTGTTACCACTAGCACCTAAATTTGTATTGTTTATTGTACCAGCTCCACCTCCACCAGATCCACCAGTTGCAGCAGAAGTATTGTGACCATAAGCACCTCCACCTCCACCGGTAGAAGTTATTGTTGTAATTCCTGAACCTGAAACAGAAGTGTCTGATCCACTTCTAGCAGAACCCCCTGAGTTTACTGCTCCAGTTCCTCCTGCACCTATTGTAATTGTATAGGTTTGTGTTTTTGTAAAAGTTTGAGTTGATGTTCTATAACCACCTGCTCCTCCAGCTCCACCATGTGCGCCTGATCCTCCAGCACCACCACCAGCTATAACTAACATTTCTACTGAATAATTTTGTGCTGTTTCTAAAGAAACATCATCGTCAGAAGTTGGAATCCAACCTTGTGTTGTTCCTGAATATACTATTCTAATAGATTGACCATTAGTGCTGTAAACTGGTTTTGGTGATGTGTTTCCTTGATATTTAAGAGATCCTTGATCTAATGTAAGATTATTAGTTGCAAACGATCTTGAGAAATCGACAAATTCTATTACATCTCCTATACTTGGAGAGCTAGGTAAATCAACTTCAAAAGCACCACCTGATGTATTTATAAAATAACCTTTTCCTGCGGCAGCAGTAAAAGTTGAAGTTTTAACAGATGATTGCCAATCAGTTCCTGTTTCTATTGTAGTAGAACTTCCAAGTGCTACAGCAGAACCATTTATAGTAATTGATTCATTTGCTATTTTAGCATTAGTTATTGCATCATCATCAATTTGTGAAGTTCCTATTGCACTATTTGTACCTGATACAAAATTTGCTAAATCTCTTGCTTTTGTCATATTACCTCGCTGTACATGGTACGTTGTTTGAACCTACTAATGATTGACCAAATGCCATAAGAATAAATGTATTATTTGCTTTATTAATACTTGTATTATTGCTCATAATTTTAATACCATTAGATACAAAATCAACCATTCCAGTAGTTGTATCTTCAGCATTATTTAAATTTGGAAATAATCTATAATTTTCGCTGTTATAACCATTTCTTTTATTATCTATAATTACCCAATTATTTGTACTTTCAAATTCTTTAAATATAGCAAAAGCAGGTCTGAAGCCGCAGTAAATAAAAGTTCCATTATTACTTGCTCCATTTCCTATATATGATGAGAAGCGACTATAACCAGTTTTTTCTGCAAAGCAGTAAGCTACACAAGATGCGTTTGCTCCTACATTAGCAACATTACCAGTCCAAACAGTATTTGTTGGATCTGTATTGCCAAAAGCTGTGCTATTTTGTTGAGATTGAGTGTCAAAGAAAACTGCTTTAGTCCACCCAATACTATCATGTCCAATTTGCCATCCACTTGATGTTACTGGTCTGTATATAATAAATTTTGGAGCAACACCTAAACCATGACCAACAGTAAATGTTCCTGATGCTGGAGTTGTAAATGTTGAAATTGAAAAACCTGCTGTCGCATTTGCTGAAAGAGTTGCAGATACAGAGCCATCAGAGTTTGATGAACCTGCACCATTTGCTTTCCAGTTCCATGCTACATAAGTTGAGCCATTATTATTATAATTAGCATCATCTGAATGTGAGCCAGTTCCAACAACAAAATTATTTGATGCTACTGATTGTATATATCCTGTGTCTGTATAAGAACCTGCTGCATTAGTTAAGTTTGGATATATAACTGTACCAGCAGTATAACCTCTTACAGCATCTTGAATACTATGGTTTGTTGCTACATTTCTTCCTTTAACCCAAATCATATCGCTTTGGAATGTATTTGAAATTGTTTGGTTTGAGCCAGTTCCAGTATAAGTTGCTGTATTAAAATAATCTGTAGATTTATTAATTGTTGAATATGCCATAAAACCTCCTATAAATTTAATCCTTTTGTTGATAAAGCTGTAAAGCCAGTTGGTACATCATACTCAAATATTCCATTGCCTGATGCGTTAGTTCCTGCACTAGATACTGCTGTTGTTGCAAAGTAGCCATTTCCAAAGTTTGCTTCAGTATAACAAACTGTGCCTGATGCGTTATCTGATACTGCAAAAAAATATTCTTTGTCTGCTGTTATTGAATATCCTCCAGTTCCATTTGCAGGATCTGCCGAATTTTGAAAAGTACCATTTTTTGACACATATAGTTTGTTGTTATCTAAATCTACAGCTATTCCAATAATATCATCTGCTGTATAAGCATCATAACCAGATGTAGTGTAACCTACACTATCGTTTCCCACAGCTCCACTTTGATAAGCAAAACCATAAGTAGAATAAGCAAAATTATATTGACTTGCTCCTGTGCCTTTTTGAGCAATACTTAAATTAAAAGCAATACCTATTAAATTTGCTGAAGCAGTTTTAGGTTTAAACTCTGCATAATATTTTCCAGTTGACATTCCTAAACTTGAAAACCAAGAGTTGCTTCTGTTGCTAGAATAATTGCTTCCAGTTTGCGCTTTGGTGTTTCCGTATGTTAAACCCATTGTGCTATTCGTAGCTACAAGTCTATTAAATGTAGCAAAAACATTACTTGGACAATCTTCTGTTTTTGTAAGTGTACCAGCACCTAATGTAAAATTATTTCCTTGACCACTTCTATCTGTTACTGCGTTGTCATCTTTTAATAAAAAGAAACC